CAATACTCCACCCTTTAAGACTGAGCCAGATGATTGGATCCAGCCGGGGCTGAATTATCTCAAAGGGCGGATATAAGTTCAGGGGCGTTATCTGTTACCTGATAATTGTCTGAACAGGCGATCTTTTTGTGATTTGGCGTAATGATTATCCCATTCGCAATCAAGGTAACTTAATTCTTCATTTAACCAGTCATCTATATTGTCTTTCAGGCGAAGGAGCAAGGTTGGCGTTAATGCTCCGGATATAATACTGAGAGTTGCAGTAGTGAGAGCTCCATACGGTTCAGCCTGAATGGCCTTTACTGCTTTGTGTTCTTGCGGGAGGAGTAAGAGGCATTCCGATTTTACCCGCTCATTTATGGCTTGCAGGCATAAATCATAATTATGTTGATGGTTATGCATGGTTAATCCTCGACTGGAATTGTCAGATATATTTTCAGCCAGCAGATAAAACGCCAGTGCCCACCACTGGCGGGCTGAAGACTTAACATATCCAGGGATTCGGAACCGATAAATCCTGATAAATATCCATGAACGCAAAAATCAGATACGGCCTGTCGGCTGCCGTTCTGGCGCTGATTGCCGCAGGGGCGCCTGCGCCTGATATTCTCGACCAGTTTCTTGACGAAAAAGAAGGCAACCACACCACAGCATACCGTGATGGTGCGGGTATCTGGACCATCTGCCGAGGTGCCATCATGGTGGATGGTAAGCCTGTGATTCCTGGCATGAAGCTGTCGAAGGAAAAATGCGACTGGGTTAACGCTATCGAACGGGATAAGGCGCTGGCGTGGGTGGAGAAAAACATCAGAGTGCCACTGACCGAACCCCAGAAAGCGGGGATCGCGTCATTCTGTCCGTACAACATTGGTCCCGGTAAGTGTTTCCCGTCGACGTTTTACAGACGAATTAATGCTGGTGATCGCAGGGGAGCATGCGAGGCGATTCGCTGGTGGATTAAGGACGGTGGCAGAGACTGCCGTATTCGTTCAAACAACTGTTACGGTCAGGTATCCCGTCGTGACCAGGAGAGCGCGCTGGCGTGCTGGGGTATCGACAGATAAGCAGAATATTTTGCTGAAAAATGACGTTGACCAACGCGGACGGATAACACGAAATCCTGCGAACTGGCAAAACCTAAGTGAATAAAAGTAAAAACCCCGTTTGTTGGCAGCAAGCGGGGTTTTGTGTTTCTGACCTTGGATAAGGCAAGGGAGAAATTATGGTGAGGGAGGTGCTTTCCCTGTGAGGAAGTATAAAAGATTCTTTCTGAGGTTGTCCATTATGAAAGGCATTGAAGTGGAGACGCCAGCCAGTCTGGATTTAACAAGAGCGGCAGCTTTTGCCATTCGTATTATAGCCATTGCTGTTCTGATCTGGGCAATCCGTTGGTGGTGAAATGAACCGCGTTCTGTGTGTGGTCATCATTGCTCTGCTGGTGGCCTGTGGTGCGCTTAGTCTGGGGCTGAATCATTACCGCGATAACGCCATCACTTACAAAGCGCAGCGCGATAAAAAAGCCAGAGAGCTGGAGCTGGCAAACGCAACCATTACTGATATGCAGGTGCGTCAGCGTGATGTTGCTGCGCTCGATGCAAAATACTCGAGGGAATTAGCCGATGCGAGAGCTGAAAATGAAACTCTTCGCGCTGACGTTGCCGCTGGTCGTAAGCGCCTGCGTATCAACGCCACCTGTCCAGGTCCCGTGCGTGAAGCCACCGGCACCGCCCGCGTGGATAATGCAACCGGCCCCCAACTGGCAGACACCGTTACACGGGATTATTTCACCCTCAGAGAGCGGCTGATGACGATGCAGAAGCAACTGGAAGGGGCGCAGGAATATATCCGTACTCAGTGCATTAAGTAGTCTTTTTATTATCCGGAGGATATATGAAGAAATTACTGGTAACCGTAAAGCCTTTTCAGGGAACAATTCCGTTCCGTGTTTTGCAGCCTGGTCGTGTTCTTGTTGAAGGTACGTTCAGTGGTAAATGTACGCAATCATACTCCCGGGTCTTTCGGGTGGATGCCTCGAATGAAGAGCTAACCGTGGAGTGTGCTGTGAATGCCGCTAAATGCCGCATGGTATCGGCTGCATTACAGCCAGTGTGTTGAGCGACCTTATTATCCATGCGCGGTATTGTCGCCGTATTCCCGTATTAACAGAGACCGCAGCCCGACAGGGAGACTCCTCTGCGCGAGTGTGCGGGGATAATCAAAAACGATACACACCGGGGTTTACCGCGTTAACGGAGCGCGGCGTTGTCCCCTCATGGTCGCTGGTCCGGTGCGATGGTGGAAGAAACCGGACTACATTGCAAATGATAATTATTATCATTTTTGCGGGTCCTTTCCGGCATATGGACCCGTTACGGGGCGGCGACCTCGCGCGTTTTCACTATTTATGAGATTTTTTGAGGGGGTGGTTGTTGTTTAATTGTTTGGTATATCTAATTGATAAGTAAGGTGAAAATAAAATAAATACAACAACCTTACGATGTGTTTTGATGTCATTAATGTGAAAAAATTCAATGATATCAAATGTTTTTGTAAAAACACATGGTTGTTGTATCGCTTTTTATCGATGACTTATGGAGAGGAGATGGCCTTTTTATTGAATAAAAGTGATATGGCCTCCTCCATCGGTATCTCTGTTCAGGCATTTGATAAATGGGGCGTTCCTCCTGTTGAGCGTCGGGGGAGGGAAGTTTTTTATGACGTTAAAACTGTACTGGAGATAGATCGCGAGCGGCGACAACACAATCAGAGAACACCTGATGACGAGGGCGATCTGGAGGAAAGGCTGCTTCGGGCCAGAGCTGAACTGACAGAAGAACAGGCCGTAGCTCAAAAACTTAAAAATCAGGTAACCGAAGGTAAGCTTATTGACACCGGATTCTGTATTTTTGCCCTCAGTAAGCTGGCAATGGCGTTATCCAGTACGCTTGATTCCATCCCTTTATCCATGCAGCGACAGTTTCCTGATTTAACACCGCGCCATCTTGACCATCTGAAAACCCTTATTGCGAAGGGAGCAAATCAGTGTGCGCGGGCAGGGGATAAATTACCGGATTTGCTGGATGAATATATCAGAGCAACAACTGAATAATATGATGGCTGCCGTTTCGGTTGCGCTGCAGCCTCTGGTCAGGGTTGTGCCGATGACGGCAGTTGAATGGGCTGATCAAAATTATTATCTGCCGAAAGAATCCTCATACGGTGACGGCGAATGGAAAACGCTGCCGTTCCAGGTCGCCATCATGAACTGTATGGGTAACGACCAGGTTCGCACGGTTAATCTGATAAAATCTGCCCGTGTTGGCTATACAAAGATGTTGCTGGGTGTCGCCGGGTATTTTATTGAACATAAATCCCGAAACTGTCTGCTTTTTCAGCCCACGGATTCTGCCGCTGAAGATTTTATGAAATCTCACGTGGAATCCACGATTCGCGATGTTCCCTGTCTGAAAGCCCTTTCTCCCTGGCTGGGACGTAAACATCGTGATAATACCCTCACGCTGAAACGCTTTTCATCGGGTGTGGGTTTCTGGTGCCTGGGTGGTGCTGCCGCCAAAAACTACCGTGAAAAATCCGTGGACGTGGTCTGCTATGACGAACTTTCCTCGTTCGAGCCGGATGTCGAAAAAGAGGGCTCGCCAACCCTGCTGGGGGATAAACGTATTGAGGGTTCTGTATGGCCAAAATCCATTCGCGGCTCGACGCCAAAAATAAAAGGCACCTGCCAGATCGAAAAAGCGGCCAACGAGTCGGCGCATTTCATGCGTTTTTATGTTCCCTGCCCGCACTGTGGGGAGGAGCAGTATCTGAAATTTGGCGATGAATCCACGCCTTTTGGCCTTAAATGGGAGAAGGACAGCCCCGAAAGCGTTTTCTACCTCTGTGAACATCATGGCTGCGTGATCCATCAGTCTGAGCTTGACCAGAGCAACGGGCGCTGGATCTGTGAAAACACGGGGATGTGGACCCGTGACGGCCTGATGTTTTTCAGCGCCCGGGGTGATGAAATTCCACCACCGCGCTCCATCACGTTCCATATCTGGACGGCGTACAGTCCGTTCACCACCTGGGTACAGATAGTCTATGACTGGCTGGATGCACTGAAAGATCCCAACGGCGTGAAAACCTTTGTGAACACCACGCTGGGCGAGACCTGGGAAGAGGCTGTGGGCGAAAAACTTGATCACCAGGTGCTGATGGATAAGGTCGTGCATTACACGGCGGCGGTACCTGACCGGGTGGTTTATCTGACGGCGGGCATTGACTCGCAGCGAAACCGTTTTGAGATGTATGTCTGGGGATGGGCACCGGGAGAGGAAGCCTTTCTGGTGGATAAAATCATCATTATGGGCCGTCCTGATGAGGAAGAGACGCTGTTACGTGTGGATGCGGCGATCAACAAAAAATACCGCCATGCAGATGGTGCCGAAATGACCATTTCCCGTGTCTGCTGGGACACCGGGGGGATCGATGGCGAAATCGTTTATCAGAGGTCAAAAAAACACGGTGTTTTCCGGGTGCTGCCGGTAAAAGGCGCATCTGTCTATGGCAAGCCGGTGATCACCATGCCAAAAACCCGCAATCAGCGGGGCGTGTATCTGTGTGAAGTGGGGACGGACACCGCAAAAGAAATTCTCTATGCCCGTATGAAAGCCGATCCCACGCCTGCGGATGAAGCCACGTCGTATGCCATCCGTTTTCCTGATGATCCGGAGATTTTTTCGCAGACAGAGGCGCAGCAACTGGTGGCGGAAGAGCTTGTGGAGAAGTGGGAAAAAGGAAAGATGCGTCTGCTGTGGGATAACAAAAAGCGGCGTAACGAAGCGCTGGACTGCCTGGTGTATGCCTACGCGGCATTACGTGTGTCCGTGCAACGCTGGCAGCTTGATCTGGCTGTACTGGCAAAATCCCGGGAAGAAGAGACGACCCGGCCAACCCTTAAAGAACTGGCAGCGAAGCTGTCCGGAGGAGTGAATGGTTACAGTCGCTGAACTGCAGGCGCTGCGTCAGGCGCGCCTTGATTTATTAACCGGTAAACGGGTGGTGTCTGTCCAGAAAGATGGTCGCAAAATTGAATATACGGCGGCCTCTCTGGATGAGCTTAACCGTGCGATCAATGATGCTGAGTCGGTACTGGGGACAACCCGACGTCGCCGTCGTCCGCTGGGAGTGAGGTTATGAAACGAACGCCTGTCCTGATTGATGTGAACGGCGTTCCGCTTCGTGAGAGTCTCAGCTACCACGGGGGCGGCGCAGGATTTGGCGGGCAAATGGCGAAGTGGTTGCCACCGGCGCAGAGTGCCGATGCGGCCCTGCTGCCCGCGTTGCGTCTGGGGAATGCCCGGGCAGATGATCTGGTGCGCAATAACGGAATAGCGGCCAATGCGGTTGCCCTGCATAAGGATCACATTGTCGGGCATATGTTTCTGATCAGCTACCGTCCGAACTGGCGCTGGCTGGGGATGCGGGAGACTGCGGCAAAAAGTTTTGTCGATGAGGTGGAGGCGGCCTGGTCGGAATACGCCGAAGGGATGTCTGGCGAGATCGACGTGGAAGGGAAACGCACGTTTACGGAATTTATCCGTGAAGGTGTGGGCGTTCATGCCTTTAACGGCGAAATCTTTGTGCAGCCGGTCTGGGATACGGAGAGCACGCAGCTGTTTCGTACGCGTTTTAAAGCCGTGAGTCCGAAACGGGTGGACACGCCGGGACACGGTATGGGGAACCGCTTTCTGCGGGCCGGTGTGGAAGTCGATCGATATGGCCGTGCCGTTGCGTACCATATCTGTGAGGATGATTTTCCGTTCCCGGGTAGTGGTCGATGGGAGCGGATCCCGCGTGAACTTCCCACCGGGCGTCCGGCCATGCTGCATATTTTCGAGCCGGTGGAGGACGGGCAGACCCGTGGGGCCAATCAGTTTTACAGCGTCATGGAACGGCTGAAGATGCTCGATTCCCTGCAGGCAACACAGCTTCAGTCGGCCATTGTCAGGGCAATGTATGCAGCGACGATTGAAAGTGAACTTGATACCGAAAAGGCCTTTGAATATATCGCCGGTGCGCCGCAGGGGCAGAAGGATAATCCGCTTATTCATATTCTGGAGAAGTTCTCCAGCTGGTATGACACGAATCACGTGACGCTGGGCGGTGTCAAAATTCCGCACCTTTTTCCCGGTGATGATCTGAAACTGCAGACTGCGCAGGATTCAGACAATGGATTTTCTGCGCTTGAACAGGCGCTGCTGCGGTATATCGCCGCCGGTCTTGGCGTTTCCTACGAACAGTTGTCCCGTGATTACTCGAAGGTCAGTTACTCAAGTGCCCGCGCCTCCGCCAATGAGTCGTGGCGCTATTTTATGGGACAACGAAAATTTATAGCGTCCCGGCTGGCCACGCAGATGTTTTCCTGCTGGCTGGAAGAGGCACTTCTTCGGGGGATTATTCGTCCGCCACGGGCGCGTTTTGATTTTTATCAGGCGCGTTCAGCCTGGTCACGGGCAGAGTGGATTGGTGCCGGAAGAATGGCCATTGACGGGCTCAAGGAAGTCCAGGAATCAGTGATGCGCATTGAGGCCGGACTGAGCACGTATGAGAAAGAGCTGGCGCTGATGGGCGAGGATTATCAGGACATTTTCCGCCAGCAGGTCAGGGAATCCGCAGAGCGGGAAAAAGCCGGACTCTCACGCCCGGTGTGGATAGCGCAGGCGTATCAGCAGCAGATAGCGGAGAGTCGCAGGCCGGAAGAGGAGACAACACCACGTGAGACGTAATCTTTCACACATAATTGCCGCAGCATTCAATGAACCGCTGCTTCTGGAGCCCGCCTATGCGCGGGTTTTCTTTTGCGCGCTGGGGCGCGAGATGGGGGCAGCAAGTCTTTCGGTACCACAACAGCAGGTACAGCTTGATGCTCCCGGAATGCTGGCTGAAACGGATGAGTTCATGGCCGGAGGTAAACGACCGGCCCGTGTTTACCGGGTGGTGAACGGTATTGCGGTACTGCCGGTGACCGGCACGCTGGTGCACCGGCTGGGTGGTATGCGGCCATTTTCCGGAATGACAGGTTATGACGGCATTGTAGCCTGTCTTCAGCAGGCAATGGCAGACACCTCTGTCCGTGGCGTACTGCTGGACATTGACAGTCCGGGCGGTCAGGCCGCCGGTGCGTTTGACTGCGCTGACATGATTTACCGCCTCCGCCAGCAGAAGCCTGTCTGGGCACTGTGCAATGACACGGCCTGTTCTGCGGCCATGCTGCTGGCGTCGGCCTGCTCCCGACGGCTGGTTACCCAGACATCCCGTATCGGCTCCATTGGCGTGATGATGAGCCATGTCAGCTATGCCGGTCATCTGGCGCAGGCCGGAGTGGATATCACGCTGATTTATGCCGGGGCGCACAAGGTGGATGGCAATCAGTTTGAAGCCTTACCGGCAGAGGTGCGTCAGGACATGCAGCAGCGCATTGATGCGGCGCACCGGATGTTTGCCGAAAAAGTGGCGATGTATACCGGGCTGTCTGTGGATGCGGTCACGGGGACAGAGGCTGCCGTTTTTGAAGGTCAGTCCGGTATTGAGGCCGGGCTGGCGGATGAATTAATCAATGCGTCGGATGCCATCAGTGTGATGGCTGCGGCGCTGAACAGTAATGTCAGAGGAGGCACTATGCCGCAATTAACCGCAACGGAAGCTGCCGCGCAGGAGAACCAGCGGGTGATGGGGATCCTGACGTGTCAGGAAGCGAAAGGACGTGAACAGCTTGCCACGATGCTGGCAGGACAACAGGGCATGAGCGTTGAACAGGCCCGGGCGATTCTGGCCGCGGCAGCACCACAGCAGCCGGTGGCATCCGCGCAGAGTGAAGCCGATCGCATTATGGCGTGTGAAGAAGCTAAAGGTCGTGAACAACTGGCGGCAACGCTGGCGGCGATGCCGGATATGACGGTGGAAAAAGCCCGCCCGATCCTGGCTGCTTCACCGCAGGCGGATGCCGGCCCCTCACTCCGTGATCAGATTATGGCTCTGGATGAGGCAAAAGGGGCTGAGGCGCAGGCTGAAAAACTGGCGGCGTTTCCCGGAATGACGGTGGAGGCTGCCCGCGACATTCTGTCCTCATCTCCGGATAAAGCAGAACCGGTTTCTGCATCCACAACCGCCATGTTTGAACGCATCATGGCGAACCATTCACCGGCAGCGGTACAGGGGGGCGTGTCACAGACCTCGGCAGACGGTGATGCGGACGTGAAAATGCTCATGGCCATGCCATGAAGTCAGTGCTGACCATCAATATGAGGTTTTTACAATATGGTAACGAAAACCATCACTGAACAACGTGCAGAAGTACGTATTTTTGCCGGTAATGATCCGGCTCATACCGCCACAGGCAGCAGCGGGATTTCTCAGGCAACACCGGCACTGACGCCCCTGATGCTGGATGAAGCCAGCGGGAAACTGGTGGTCTGGGACGGACAGAAAGCCGGTAGTGCGGTTGGCATACTGGTACTGCCGCTTGAAGGCACAGAGACGGTGCTGACGTATTACAAGTCGGGGACCTTTGCGACGGAGGCAATCCGCTGGCCTGAAAGTGTGGATGAACACAAAAAGGCCAACGCCTTTGCAGGAAGTGCCCTGAGTCACGCGGCGCTGCCGTAACACGTTATCAGGCCACCACGGTGGCCTGACTGATTTCTGAATGAAAGGAACTGATTTATGGGATTGTTTACGACCCGCCAGTTACTCGGTTATACCGAACAAAAAGTGAAATTTCGTGCGCTGTTTCTGGAGCTGTTTTTCCGCCGTACGGTGAACTTCCACACCGAAGAGGTGATGCTGGACAAAATTACCGGAAAAACGCCGGTGGCAGCCTATGTTTCTCCGGTCGTTGAAGGAAAAGTACTGCGTCATCGTGGTGGTGAAACCCGCGTGTTGCGTCCGGGCTACGTCAAGCCGAAACACGAATTTAATTACCAGCAGGCGGTGGAGCGCCTTCCCGGTGAAGATCCGGCTCAACTGAACGACCCGACCTACCGTCGTCTGCGTATCATCACCGATAACCTCAAACAGGAAGAGCATGCCATTGTTCAGGTGGAAGAAATGCAGGCGGTGAATGCCGTGCTGTATGGCAAATACACCATGGAAGGAGACCAGTTCGAGAAAATTGAGGTCGATTTTGGCAGATCGACGAAGAATAACATCATACAGGGTAGCGGTAAGGAGTGGTCAAAACAGGACCGTGACACGTTCGACCCGACATATGATATCGACCTTTTCTGTGATCAGGCCAGCGGTCTTGTGAATATTGCCATTATGGACGGTACCGTCTGGCGTCTGCTGAATGGCTTTAAGCTGTTCCGCGAAAAACTGGATACCCGTCGCGGCTCAAATTCACAACTCGAAACGGCAGTGAAAGATCTGGGCGCAGTGGTGTCCTTCAAGGGGTATTACGGCGATCTGGCCATTGTGGTGGCGAAAACGTCTTATGTGGCAGAGGACGGTACCGAAAAACGTTATCTGCCGGAGGGCACGCTGGTCCTGGGGAATACGGCTGCAGATGGGCTCCGTTGTTACGGTGCCATTCAGGATGCGCAGGCGTTGTCCGAAGGTGTGGTGGCTTCTTCCCGTTACCCGAAACACTGGCAGACCGTGGGCGATCCGGCCCGTGAATTCACCATGACGCAGTCCGCACCGCTGATGGTGCTGCCGGATCCGGATGAGTTTGTGGTGGTGCAGGTGAAATAATCCGTGAGCGGGGGCGAAATGCCCCCGTGTCTTTTTTCACAGGAGGCTGAGATGGCAACAAAAGAAGAAAATCTGAATCGTCTTCGTGAACTGGCTGGCCTGCTGGGGCGCGAGGCGGATATGTCGGGGAGTGCTGCGGATATCGCACAGCGTGTGGCCGAGTGGGAGGAGGAGGTTTGTGCCCCGGAAAATGAAATCGCAGATGTTGATGATGCCGTTCATGAGCAGGCATACAGGAACACCGGTGAGGATGCCTTCGGTATTCTGGAACGTATCAGGCTTCTGAAGTGTTTTTACCTGTGCGGTGTTGACGATGAAACAGGGGAGCCTGTTGAGCATGTTGATGCTGGCAGGGTAATTCTGATGCCTCCCTCAGTGGCAAAAGACATGGTCAGGAGCGGAATGGCCGTTTATGCGTGATTTTCAGAATGCCTTCGATGCTGCCCTTGCCGGGGTGGACAGCACGATTGTTGAAGTGATGGGCATCAGGGCGCAGTTCATCTCCGGTGCGCAGCGTGGCGGCGAAGTTCAGGGGGTTTTTGACGATCCGGAGTCGCTGGGTTTTGCCGGTGGCGGGGTCCGTATTGAAGGAAGCAGCCCGTCATTATTTGTACGGACAGATACGGTGCGTGCTGTACGGCGTGGTGACACTCTGACCATTAACGGCGAGATGTTCTGGGTGGATCGTGTTTCTCCGGATGACGGGGGCAGCTGTTATCTCTGGCTCAACCGGGGGCAGCCACCCGCAGTTAACCGGCGACGATAAAGACAGGTGAAATTATGGCGATAAAAGGGCTTGATCAGGCAATTGACAATCTGAGCCGGGTCCGTAAAAACGCCATTCCTGGTGCTTCAGCAATGGCCATTAACCGCGTGGCCACAACGGCAATAAATCAGTCGGCATCACAGGTTGCCCGTGAAACCAGGGTGCGCCGGAAACTGGTAAAGGAAAGGGCCAGGCTTAAAAGGGCCACGGTCAAAAATCCGCAGGCCAGAATCAGGGTTAACCGGGGGGATTTGCCCGTAATCAGGCTGGGTAATGCGCGGGTTGTCCTGTCCCGACGCAGGCGTCGTAAAAAGGGGCAGCGTTCATCCCTGAAAGGTGGCGGCAGCGTGCTTGTGGTGGGTAACCGTCGTATTCCCGGCGCGTTTATTCAGCAATTAAAAAATGGCCGGTGGCATGTCATGCAGCGTGTGGCCGGGAAAAACCGTTACCCCATTGATGTGGTGAAAATCCCGATGGCGGTGCCACTGACCACGGCGTTTAAAAAGAATATTGAACGGATAAGGCGTGAACGTCTGCCGGAAGAACTGGCATACGCGCTGAAACAACAACTCAGAATTGCGATAAAACGATGAAACATACTGATATCCGTGCGGCAGTGCTGGATGCACTGGAGCAGCATAAACACGGGGCGACGCTGTTTGATGGTCGCCCCGTTGTTTTTGAGGAAGAGGATTTTCCTGCGATCGCGGTTTATCTGACGGATGCAGAGTATACCGGTGAAGAGCTGGATGCAGATACCTGGCGGGCCACACTGCATATTGAGGTGTTTTTACCGGCACAGGTACCGGATTCAGAACTTGATCAGTGGATGGAAAGCCGGATTTATCCGGCGATGACAGCGATCCCTGCACTGGCAGGCCTGATTACCACGATGGTTACGCAGGGCTATGAGTATCGTCGTGATGACGATATGGCGTTATGGAGCTCGGCAGATCTGACTTATTCCATTACCTACGAAATGTGAGGACGATATGGCAACACCAAATCCCCTGGCGCCGGTAAAAGGTTCCGGCACCACGCTCTGGGTTTACACCGGTAAGGGCGATGCTTATGCAAATCCGCTGTCCGATGACGAGTGGACGCGCCTGGCAAAAATAAAGGATCTGACGCCGGGCGAGATGACGGCGGAATCCTACGACGATAACTATCTGGATGATGAGGATGCGGACTGGGTATCCACCGGGCAGGGCCAGAAATCTGCCGGTGACACCAGTTTTACGCTGGCCTGGAAGCCCGGCGAGAAAGGGCAGCGTGATTTGATTGCCTGGTTTGACAGCAGTGAGACCCGGGCTTACAAAATCCGCTTCCCGAACGGCACGGTGGATGTGTTCCGTGGCTGGGTGAGTGCCATTGGTAAAGCCGTGACGGCTAAAGAGGTGATCACCCGCACCGTGAAAATCACCAACATCGGTCGTCCGTCGCTGGCGGAAGATCGGGGTGAAATCACGCCGGTCACCGGTATTACCGTGACACCCCAGACGGGGAATGTGGCAAAAGGTCAGAGCACCACCCTGACCGTGGCCGTTCAGCCGGAAGGGGCGACGGATAAAACGTTCCGCGCCACGTCGGCGAATCAGAATTTCGCCACCATTACCGTGAAAGGGAACACGATCACCGTGAAAGGTGTTGCGGCAGGTAAAGCGCAGATCCCTGTTGTCACCGGTAACGGTGAGTTTGCGGCGGTGGCGGAAATTACCGTCACGGATGGCGCTGCGGGCTGAGGGAGGAGATAAAGTATGTTCCTGAAAACAGAACAATTTGAATATAACGGTGTGTCCGTCACGCTTTCCGAACTGTCTGCGCTGCAGTGCTTTGATTATATGAGGTTTGTTTCAGACGCAGGACAACAGGAGACAACGGAGCATGATGCCGTGCGTATTAACCAGCGCTATCTGGATACGGCGTCCCTGCTTGTGGCGATGTCGCTCTGGCACACGCATCCTCTCAAAGGCACACTGGTCTCTCCGGAGACAGAGATGCAGCAGATCCGCCGTGAAGTGATGCTGGGATGGCCTGCTGATGCACTGAATCAGGCAACGAACCGGGTGCTTTCGCTTTCAGGTATGCTGGATAACCGGAGTGATGCAGATCCTGAACAAACCGGGAAAGCAGGCACAACTGAGTCGGTAACATCAAAAAAGCGTTCGAAGGCGAGCTGAATTTTGTCCTGAAACTGGCGCGCGAGATGGGGAGGCCTGACTGGCGCGCCATGCTTGCCGGGATGACATCCACGGAATATGCCGACTGGCGACGTTTTTACTGCGCGCATTATTTTCAGGACACACAACTGGATGCACATTTTTCCGGGCTGATGTACGCCGTACTCAGCCTGTTTTTTTGCGATCCGGAGATGCATCCGGCGGATTTCAGTCTGCTTGTACCGAAGACAGAGGAAGAACTGACGGCAATGCCGGACGAAAATGATGTACTGATACAGAAGGCGGAGGGCCTTGCCGGTGGTGTCCGGTTCGGTGGGGGCGAAGGGCGCGATATTTTACCTTCTGCGGATGTGGAGGATGTCCCGGTGGATGATGCCGCATTAATGATGGCTTCAGCGGGGATTTACGGAGGTGTGAGATATGTCCCGGCCAGCAGGTGATCTGGTTATTGATTTGAGTCTGGATGCGGCCCGGTTCGATGAACAGATGGCCCGGGTCAGGCGTCATTTTTCCGGGATGGAGGCGGATGCAAGAAAAACCGCCGCTGCTGTTGAACAGAGCCTGGGCCGTCAGGCCCGGGCTGCACAAAAAGCCGGAATATCCCTCGGGCAGTATAAGGCGGCCATGCGCACACTGCCCGCACAGTTCACGGATATAGTCACTCAGCTTGCCGGTGGTCAGAATCCCTTCCTTATCATGCTTCAGCAGGGTGGGCAGATCAGCGACTCCTTCGGCGGGCCGCTCAGCCTGCTTACCCTGCTGAAGGAGGAACTTCTCGGGATCAGGGATGCCACTGACTCAGCAGAGGATTCGCTGTCAGATACGGCAAATGCACTGGCTGAAAATGCCCGGAATGCCGGTGAACTGGGGCGATTTATGTCGGTGGCCCGTCTGGCGGCAGGCGGCGGGGTTGCCGCACTGGCCGCGCTTGCTGCTGCCGCCTGGCAGGCAGAGCAGGCTGATCGGGCCTTATTGCGTTCACTGACCCTGACCGGCGGGGCTGCGGCCACCACAACGGCAGAATTGTGGAAAATGGCCGGGGTGATCAGCGATGAAGCCGGTGGTGGCGTCAGACAGGCGGCAGAAAATCTGGCCCGTCTGGCAGAAAGCGGAAAATATACCGCCGGGCAGCTCCGGATCATGGGGGAAACCTCGCAGCGGTGGCTGCAGACGGTGGGGGACGATGCCGGGAAGGTGGAAAAAGCCTTTGAAGGGATTGCAGCAGATCCGGTGAAGGCGCTGGCCTCCCTGAATCAGCAGTATAACTTCCTGAGCGTCTCCCAGTTGCGCCATATTGATGAGCTTGAGCGCACGAAAGGTAAACAGGCTGCGGTGACGGAGGCGATGTCCCTGTTTGCGGATGTCATGAATGCGCGTCTGGAGCAACTCGATAAAGCGGCCACGCCGGTGGAAAAAATCTGGGACGATGTTAAAACCTGGACCGCTGACGCATGGGCATGGATAGGTGATCACACGCTGGGGGCACTCAGTCTGATCACTGACGTGGTGGCCGGAACCGTTGAGCAGGTGAAGCTGCTGCTTGTGCAGGGGGATCTGGCGCTGGCTGAATTTATTCAGTCAGCCTGGGAAACGACAAAAGATGTCCCCGGCGTCAGTGCGCTGTTTGGCGAGCTGGCAGAAGAGAACCGGGAATTTATTGAGAAAACAAAACGCGATGAGCTGGCGCTGAGAAAATCCATTGCGGAACGGGATGCGCGTATACGCCAGGGGGAAATGGGGTATATCAGGCGTTCGCGTGCAACAGGCGTCAGCAAGGGACCGGGGCAGCAGGAAGCCGTCAGCCGTCTGGCTGAAGAGCTGAAAGGTAAAAATCGCACATCCCGGCAAACGCGCTCTGCCGGGGAGAGGGAGGAAGAGCAGGCAAGGGAAGCGCTGCTTGTCCTTGAAGCTGAACTCCGGATGCTGGAAAAACACAGCGGTGCGAATGAGAAAATCAGCCAGCAGCGCCGGGCGCTGTGGAAGGCGGAAAGCCAGTATGCGGTCCTGAAGGAGGCGGCCACAAAACGGCAGTTATCCGGGCAGGAAAAATCCCTGCTGGCCCATGAGAAAGAGACGCTGGAGTACAGACGCCAGCTGGCTGAGCTGGGCGACAAGGTTGAATACCAGAAACGGCTCAATGAGCTGGCACAGCAGGCGGCGCGTTTTGAACAGCAGCAGAGCGCGAAGCAGGCAGCCATCAGCGCAAAAGCCCGCGGTCTCACTGACCGTCAGGCGCAGCGGGAGTCTGAAGAGCAGCGTCTTCGTGACGTGTACGGCGATAATCCGCAGGCGCTGGCACAGGTCACCGGGGCACTGAAACAGACATGGGCGGATGAAGACATGCTGCGCGGTGACTGGCTGGCCGGGCTGAAGTCGGGCTGGGGCGAGTGGTCTGAGAGAGCGACGGACAGTTTTTCGCAGGTGAAAAGTGCGGCCACGCAGACCTTTGATGGTATTGCACAGAATATGGCGGCGATGCTGACCGGTGCAGAGGCAGACTGGCGGGGATTCACCCGTTCCGTGCTGTCCATGATGACAGAAATTCTGCTGAAGCAGGCCATGGTGGGGATTGTCGGGCGTATCGGCGGTGCCATTGGCGGTGCCTTCGCCGGGGGCGGGGCGCATGTCTCCACGGGAACGGCCATCAGCAGTGCGGCGGCGAACTTCAACTTTGCGACCGGCGGATTTACGGGCACGGGTGGCAAATACGAACCTGCGGGGATTGTTCACCGCGGTGAGTTTGTCTTCACGAAGGAGGCGACCAGCCGTATTGGCGTCGGTAACCTGTACCGCCTGATGCGGGGGTATGCGGAAGGCGGTTATGTGGGAGGTGAAGGAAGTCCGGCGCAGATGCGTCGCGCTGAGGGTATCCGGTTTGAGCAGAACAACAACGTGGTGATTCAGAATGACGGTACCGGCGGTCAGCCAGGGCCGCAGTTGCTGAAAGCGGTGTATGACATGGCCCGTAAGGGGGCGCGGGATGAGATTCAGGCGCAGATGCGTGACGGTGGCGTATTTTCCGGAGGCGGGCGATGAAAACATTTCGCTGGAAAGTGAAGCCGGATATGGAGGTGAACTCGCAGCCGTCGGTGCGTGAAGTGCGTTTTGGTGACGGGTATTCGCAGCGGACGGCGGCAGGACTGAATGCTGACCTGAAAACCTACAGGGTGACGCTTTCCGTGACCCGGGAGGAGGCCCGGCATCTGGAAGCGTTCCTGGCAGAGCACGGGGGCTGGAAGGCATTTCTGTGGACGCCGCCCTATGCCTGGCGGCAGATAAAGGTGACCTGTGCCGGGTGGTCTGCGCGGGTCGGGATGCTGCGCGTTGAATTCAGCGCGGAGTTTAAGCAGGTGGTGAACTGATGCAGGATATTCACGAAGAAAGCCTGAACGAGTCGGTTAAGTCAGAGCAGTCACCGCGGGTGGTGCTCTGGGAAATCGACCTGACGGTGCAGGGCGGTGAGCGGTATTTTTTCTGTAATGAGCTCAATGAAAAAGGGGAGCCGGTGACCTGGCAGGGGCGTGAATATCAGGCGTACCCGATTGAGGGGAGTGGCTTTGAGATGAACGGGAAGGGCAGCAGTGCCCGCCCGTCGCTGACGGTGTCCAATCTGTTCGGTCTGGTCACCGGGATGGCTGAAGACCTGCAGAGCCTGGTGGGTGCCACGGTGGTCCGCCGCCGGGTGTATGCGCGTTTTCTGGATGCGGTGAATTTTGTGGCAGGCAATCCGGAGGCGGACCCGGAGCAGGAGCTGACGGACCGCTGGGTGGTGGAGCAGATGTCAGAGCTCACAGCCATGACGGCTTCGTTTGTGCTGGCGACACCGACGGAGACGGACGGTGCGCTGTTTCCCGGTCGCATCATGCTGGCGAACACCTGTATGTGGGATTACCGGGGAGAGGAGTGCGGTTTCACCGGCGGGGCAGTGGCAGATGAGTTCGACAACCCCACCACGGATATCCGGAAGGACAGATGCAGTAAATGCATGCGCGGGTGTGAGATGCGCGGCATGGTGGCTAATTTTGGCGGTTTCCTTTCCATTAATAAACTTTCGCAGTAAATCCCGTTTTATGACACAGACTGAATCAGCGATTCTGGCGCATGCCCGGCGGTGTGCGCCAGCGGAGTCGTGCGGCTTCGTGACAGGCACCCCGGAGGGCGAACGGTACCAGCCCTGTGTGAATGTCTCCGCAGAGCCGGAGGCGTATTTTCGTATTGCACCGGAAGACTGGCTGCAGGCACAGATGCAGGGGGAGATTGTGGCGCTGGTCCACAGTCATCCCGGTGGTCTGCCCTGGCTGAGCGAGGCGGACCGGCGGCTGCAGATAAAGAGTGCCCTGCCCTGGTGGCTGGTCTGCCGGGGTGACATTCACAAATTCCGCTGTGTGCCGCACCTGACGGGACGGCGCTTTGAGCACGGGGTGACGGACTGTTACACCCTGTTCCGGGATGCATACCATCTGGCGGGGATAACGCTGCCGGATTTTCACCGCAAGGATGACTGGTGGCGCAACGGCCAGAACCTGTACCTGGACAACCTGGCGGAAAACGGCTTTTACCGGGTGCCCCTGTCCTCTGCACAGGCGGGCGATATCCTGCTGTGCTGCTTTGGCGCATCGGTGCCGAATCATGCCGCGATTTACTGTGGCAACGGTGAGCTGCTTCACCATATACCGGAACAACTGAGTAAACGGGAGAGGTATTCTGAAAAATGGCAACGACGAACGCATTCTGTCTGGCGTCACCGCCACTGGTCCGCATCTGCCTTCACGGGGATTTACAACGATTTGGTCGCCGCATCAGCCTGTATGTGAACACGGCAGCGGAGGCCATCCGTGCCCTGTCGCTGCAGGTGCCGGGATTCCGCAGTCAGATGAACGAAGGCTGGTACCAGATACGCATTGCCGGTGAGGATACCGCGCCGGAGGCGGTGTATGCCCGTCTTCATGAGCCGCTGAGCGGGAGGGCCGTGATTCATATTGTACCGAGGCTGGCAGGGGCCGGGGGAAATGGTGTGTTTCAGGTGGTGCTGGGGGTTGCAGCGATTGTCGGGTCATTTTTCACTGGTGGTGCAACGATGGCGTTGTGGGGCGCAGCCCTGAGTGCCGGAGGGCTGACTGCCACCACGGTGCTGTTCTCGCTGGGTGCCAGCATGATACTGGGTGGTGTGGCCCAGATGCTGGCCCCGAAGGCAAAGACGCCGGATTACCGGGCGACGGATAACGGCAAACAGAACACGTATTTTTCGTCACTGGACAACATGATTGCCCAGGGCAACCCGATGCCGGTGCCTTACGGTGAAATGCTGGTTGGTTCACGACGGATATCCCAGGATATCAGCACCCGTGATGAGGGCGGTGACGGTAAGGTGGTGGTTATCGGGCGGGGATAAAAATAAAAAAATCCCGCAGTGTTCGGAGGCTGCGGGAGATAACAATGAAGACTAACGTTCAAGGAGTTTTGTTTTTATTGACCCGAAAAAACTGTAATGCCCCGGAATGATATCTGCCACGGGGATGTACAGAAAATGTGAAGAATTTCAGAAATTTTCTGTTGCGGGGCTGAAGTAAAAAACGCTCCCGCAATACACCTGGATATTAACGGGAGGAACGAATAGTCACCTTAAGGAGTTGCGATTAATTGCTTTTATTGACCGCAGGTAATCTACCCATCCGGCAAGGTTTCCTCCACGGGAATTTGCCGGAAATGTGAAGAATTTCAGAAATTTTATTCCGTCATGACACAGGCACCTCCGGGGTGCCTGTCGTTTTTTGGGCATAAACAGATTCAGACATCAGACAGGAGAGGGGGACAGAGTGGGTAAAGGGGGCGGCAAGGGGCACACACCACGTGAGGCGAAGGACAATCTCAAATCCACGCAGATGATGAGCGTGATTGATGCCATTGGTGAGGGGCCGGTGGAAGGTCCGGTTAACGGCCTGCAGAGTATTCTGGTGAACAAAACCCCGCTGACGGACACGGACGGTAATCCCGTGATACACGGTGTGACCGCCGTCTGGCGTGCCGGGGAGCAGGAGCAGACGCCGCCGGAAGGTTTTGAGTCCTCCGGGGCTGAAACCGCACTGGGCGTGGAGGTGACGAAGGCAAAGCCGGTGACGCGCACCATCACGTCAGCGAACATTGACCGTCTGCGGGTCACCTTCGGGGTGCAGTCACTGGTGGAGACCACCTCAAAGGGTGACCGTAATCCCTCTTCTGTCCGCCTGCTGATTCAGCTTGAGCGTAACGGGCACTGGGTGACGGAGAAGGATATCACCATTAACGGCAAGACCACCTCGCAGTACCTGACGTCTGTGATTCTGAATAATCTCCCTGAGCGCCCCTTTAACATCCGGATGGTCAGGGAGACGGCGGACAGCACCACGGACCAGCTGCAGAACAGAACGCTGTGGTCGTCATACACCGAAATCATCGATGTGAAACAGTGCTACCCGAACACGGCGATTGTGGGGCTGCAGGTGGATGCGGAGCAGTTTGGTGGCCAGCAGCTGACGGTGAACTACCATATCCGTGGTCGCATCATTCAGGTGCCGTCAAACTATGACCCGGAAAAACGCACCTACAGCGGTATCTGGGACGGGAGTCTGAAACCGGCATACAGCAATAACCCGGCCTGGTGCCTGTGGGACATGCTGACCCACCCGCGCTACGGGATGGGAAAACGCCTGGGGGCCGCGGACGTGGACAAGTGGGCACTGTATGCCATCGGGCAGTACTGTGACCAGACGGTCCCGGATGGTTTCGGGGGAACAGAGCCGCGGATGACTTTCAATGCGTACCTGTCACAGCAGCGTAAGGTCTGGGATGTCCTGGGGGATTTCTGCTCGGCGATGCGCTGTATGCCGGTATGGAACGGTCAGACGCTGACGTTCGTTCAGGACCGTCCGTCGGATGTGGTGTGGCCGTACACGAACAGCGATGTGGTGGTGGATGATAACGGCGTGGGGTTCCGCTACAGCTTCAGTGCCCTGAAGGACCGGCACACGGCGGTGGAGGTGAATTACACCGACCCGCAGAACGGCTGGCAGACTTCCACTGAACTGGTGGAAGACCCGGACGCCATCCTGCGCTACGGGCGCAATCTGCTGAAGATGGATGCGTTTGGCTGTACCAGCCGCGGTCAGGCCCACCGTGCCGGACTGTGGGTGATAAAGACAGAACTGCTGGAAACGCAGACGGTGGATTTCACGCTCGGGTCACAGGGGCTGCGGCACACGCCCGGTGACATCATTGAAATCTGTGATAACGACTATGCCGGGACCCTGACCGGCGGACGTATCCTGTCCATCGATGCCGCCAGCCGTACCCTGACGCTGGACCGTGAGGTGACACTGCCGGAAACAGGGACATCGACGGTGAACCTGATTAACGGCAGCGGTAAGCCGGTGCGCGTGGACATCACTGCACACCCCGCCCCTGACCGGATACAGGTCAGCGTCCTGCCTGATGGCGTGGAGACATACGGTGTGTGGGGACTCTCCCTGCCGTCACTGCGTCGTCGCCTGTTCCGCTGTGTTTCCATCCGGGAAAACACGGACGGCACCTTTGCCATCACGGCAGTGCAGCACGTACCGGAAAAAGAAGCCATCGTGGATAACGGGGCCCGCTTTGAGCCGATGTCCGGCTCACTGAACAGCGTCATCCCGCCGGCAGTGCAGCACCTCACGGTGGAGGTGAGTGCCTCAGACGGCCAGTATCTGGCGCTGGCGAAATGGGACACGCCGCGGGTGGTGAAGGGCGTGCGCTTCAGTCTGCGCCTGACCAGTGGCAGTGGTGAAAACAGCCGCCTGGTGACCAGCGCCATCACGGCGGACACGGAGCACCGTTTCAGTGGCCTGCCGCCCGGGGAATACACCCTGACGGTCAGGGCGATAAACAGCTACGGCCAGCAGGGCGAACCTGCCACCACCACGTTCCGGATTAACGCCCCGGCAGCACCGGCCAGCATTGAACTGACGCCGGGGTATTTTCAGATAACGGCGGTACCGCGCCTTGCGGTGTATGACCCGACGGTACAGTTTGAGTTCTGGTTTTCGGAAAAACGCATCACGGACATGGCACAGGTGGAAACGTCCGCCCGTTATCTGGGGACAGGCAGCCAGTGGAGCGTCTCCGGCCCGCACATTAAGCCGGGGACGGATTTCTGGTTTTATGTGCGCAGCGTCAACCTGGTGGGGAAATCTGCTTTTGTGGAAGCCAGCGGACGGGCCAGCAATGATGCGGAAGGTTATCTGGAACTGTTCCGGGAAAAGATAGGAAAACTGCATCTGGCACAGGGGATGTGGGAGCTGATTGATAACAGCCAGCTTGATGATGAGATGGCGGAGATGAAGACCACCATCACGGAAACCCGCAATGAAATCACGCAGACGGTCAACAAAACCCTGGAAGACCAGAGCGCCACCATACAGCAGATACAGCGGGTGCAGACAGACACAAATGATGACCTGGCTGCGCTGTACATGCTGAAGGTGCAGAAAACAAAGGATGGCATTCCGTATGTTGCCGGTATTGGTGCGGGGATTGAGGATGCAGATGGCCAGCCCCTGAGCAATATTCTGCTGCAGGCGGACCGTATCGCGATGATTAACCCGGAGAACGGCAACACCACGCCGCTGTTTGTGGCGCAGGGGAATCAGTTGTTCATGAACGACGTGTTCCTGAAGCGACTGTTTGCGGTGAGCATCACCTCGTCCGGCAATCCCCCGACGTTCTCCCTGACGCCGGACGGCAGGCTGACGGCCCGTAATGCGGACATCAGCGGACATATCAGTGCGAACTCGGGCACGCTGAATAATGTCGTGATAGCGGAGAACTGCACGATAAATGGCACGCTGAGAGCGGAGAAAATTACTGGTGATCTTGTTAAATGTGCAGGTGTGGCTTTTCCGGTGGATGGTAGTCATCTTGCGAACGGTACACGCACGCTGACGGTGTATGACGATCACAGCTTTGACCGGCAGATTATAATTCCGCCGATAATCTATGTCGGGTCAAAACAGGAATCCCGCACCAGTAATGACATCTGGACAGAGTGCTTCCTGCATGTTGATCAGAACGGACGCCGGATTTATTCAGGCAGGTCAGTGACAGAGCCGGGAGTTTTCAGCGGGATCATTGATATGCCCGCCGGTGGTGGTCATATCACCCTGAGTTTTACCGTGAGTTCACGGCGTCAGAACGGGAGCTTTGGCAGTTCACGTATCAGTAACCTTCAGGCGATAGTGGTGAAGAAAAACAGCACGGGGATCAGTATTCGCTGAACGTAGTGCCCCGGGATTGCCGGAAGGAGATAAAAACCGTACATTATGCGCGGGTGCCTTTGGCTGATGGCCGGAGGGAACACCTGAAGGCCGGATGTGAAAAGGCCCCGGACAAAACATTCATGTTTAACCCGAGGCCTG